GCAATAGACTTCGGAACTTCAATCCACTCTTTCCGGGCAATCGAGTATATCGGCTCACACCATCCGGCTGCCATTTCTACCGTTTTTCTGAATAGTTCGATGCTGTGCTTGAAATGCTCTACCGCTATCTCATTCTGATATTCCCAGGCAAGGTTAATGAGTCCGAAATATTTTCGGTGAAAGGAAAGGTTTCGAGGCCGCTTGATAGTGGCCTCGTAAACCTCTCCGATTTTCAACTTTTTCTTTTCCTCGAAATCTTCATCGTATAACGGTTTCAGACCGACGGAAGTGTTAAGGAGTTTGATTTTCATAGCTTAAAGCAAATGATATCAGAATTAACATTATTTTCATCGAACACATGTTTTATGAAATCATAATGTTTTTCAAGACTGTCCAAAATTATGTCTCCCCATTTAAAACATCTTGTTTTGGCGTCAAATGTCAAAAATTTATGGACTAACTTATGGCATTTTCTCGTCAAAATGAAGCCTTGTTTTGGTAAGTCATAATTCCAGTGATGAGCTTCTTTCATATTCATATCATATCCTGCCGATATTAGATATCTGTGTAGGTTTTTTGTTTTTGCGTTGGATTTTAATTTATCTGGAGGATATTTTTCTTTATAATTCAATCGTTTGTATTTCTCTCGACCTCTTCTTCTTTCCGCTTCGATAAACCACACATTTTTGCTTTTCTTTTTATAGTTAAAAGCAGCATCTTTTTTACAGCACATCTTGCATTTATTCAGATGACCATCTTTCATTTCATGATGAACGTAAAATTCAGATATAGATTTTTCAATGCCGCATCTAATGCAAATTTTTGTTTTCATGATTAAAAAGGAAGTTGATCGTCGTAATAGTTATCCGTTGTTTGCTGTTCTTGCGGTTGCCGTCCGGTGTCTTGCTGTCCATTCTGCTTTTCTCCGGAAGAACAGAACACGAGTTTGTCAGCCCATATAGTCGTGTCCGGGATGGCTTCACCTGTATTTTTACTGACATAAGCAGAAAAGTAGGGATTGCCACGTACCCAAACCTTTTTCCCTTTTGTAAGGTATGCGGTCAACTTACCTTCGCTGTCGTATTTCATTACCCGGAGCCATGTTGTCCTATCTTTCCCGTCTGATGTTTTTTCTGTTACACAGATTGAAAATGAGGCGTATGCCTTGCCGCCTATTATTTTCTGCTCGGCATCCTTGCCGATATTACCTATAGCTTGTAGTTCTATCATTTTAATGTGGTTTTAATTGTTGTTTTACTGGATTTGGAAGGAGGATATATAAAGGATCCTGTTTCGGGGTCTACAATACCGGAAACAGGAATGTTTTTCAGGAATTTTTCCCGTTCTTTCATTTTCAGCTTCATGTCATCCAACTGTCTGAGGTATTCGTCCATTACCGGATCTCCGCATCCTGAGAAGTCATATTTTACTCCTGCTTCCTGTTGCTGTAATAGCGCCCCTTTGTATTCAACTATCCTCTCTCCATATTTTTCAAATTCTTTCATTACAGCATCCTGTATATCAGGGTTGTCATTGATTTCTTTCAGAATCTTCTCCATTTTCACACGGAATAAATGGACATCCAGAGGATTTTGTTCGCCATCCTGAATGCTTTTCACAACCTGATCTACATAGTAAGAAACAGGCTTCTCAAATTTTGCTAATTCGTTCATGGTTTTTTGAGATTATTCTTTTGTTCGTATTCGCCAAGACGGGCGCATACGTATTTAATGTCGTCCGGGGTAATAGTATACACGCTTTCGAGGAAAGAAAATATAGAGAATCTTTCTCCTTTAGCCTTTGCTTCAGCTTCTATGTCGTGAAGGCGGTGTAACATTTTGTCGTTTACTTCGTCACGGGTAAATGTTTTTTTGTCTTTTTCCCCCGCAGATGGCTGTTTTTTCTCTGATGCTTTGCCTTGTTGCGGAAGTTTGTCGCTGTCAGGGTCCTGTGTATCGTCGATACAAAACAGTCCGTTGAGGGCATATTTTCTGGCATAAGAAGAAGTTGAGCCTGTTATCTGAGCTGCAGTCATACCTTTTAATGTTTCTTCTTCGCGTGCGAATGCAGCACATTGTTCTTTTTCTCCCTGTGAATTTATAATGGTGGCAACTGCTTTTACATATATACGGTTGCCAATCATTACAATGTCATCGGAAATCGTCAGGGTGCATTCATTTTCTGCCAGTATAGGCTTGAGAGCTTCAACAATATCTTCACAGCTCCGGTAGTTGTATTTCCCGAAGCTGTTGTATTGATTTTTCGGTGCTTTCAGTTTTGTTTGAATGATTTGCAATTCTTTCATGGTTCCACACTTTTGTTTTGTTGTTTGATTGTGTCGCTACCGGCGGAATCGAACCGCGCGCCATAACCATTGTAGCATATTGATAGAGTATAAAAAGAAGACCGCCTCTTGCGGAAGCGGTCTTAAAAATTGTAATCAGTTATTTCACTGATTTTAGATTATCTATTTACCTGTTTGATTCAACATCCTTAAATACCTGCCACCAATGTGATTCTCTACAAATTTTGTAACAGGAGCAATTTCAAGTATTATTGAATAACAATGATGAAGACTTAGTATTAAGTCTTGTAACTTTTGATCGTCTTCAAGAGAGGTTACGTTTAATCCTAATTTTTGTAGTTTTGTTTTAGATATATGGCGACTATGTACTTTGCTTTCCGAATTATCGTTGAAAGCCTTTTTTATTTCTTCAAGTTTTGACTTGTCTGTAACAATTTTGTCGATTAGCTTGTTTGCTAATTCTTTTGTCAATTCTACTGCTTGATGGCAAGAATATAAAAATGTAGGAGGATATTTGCTTATAATTACTTGCCATAATCCCAATGCTTCTGGATTCGTTTTCAATTCATCTTTTGCATTTTCAAACTCCTTTAATACAGATTGGCAAGCTACACCACCTAACTGAGGGTCAAATGGTCCTAAACAGGATTGTTTCCCCATTATAATCTCATTGCATGAAATGGAGATTAAAGATCCTGCCGACATTGCCATTTGTGGCACTATAACCTTTATGTCAGTAAAGCAAGAATGCAAATAGTTTATTATTTGTTCTGCCGCCGATATTTCACCTCCAGGAGTATGAAGAATTAAATCTAATCCTTTGCCTTTATCCAATTTGTGCAATACTTCCATAAATGCGTTGATGTCTTTGTCATTTATTGACACATCTTCAGCACTTGGTCGAAACATCCATCCTGAATAATAGGTGATAATATTACGTCCTCGGTACTCTGATAAGGCATTCAAGTATTTGTATCTCTCTTTTTCAAGAAAATTTAAATCTACAGGAGAATTTGCTCCCCCGCGTTTTGCCATGTTTAGCAGTTCACTCCAACTCGGCATAGGATTCAAATTAGTTTTGCTGTGGTTTGTGAAACCATCTTTTTGTCGTAGACAGAAAATTGCTCAAAATAAACATGAGTGTTGATTTTGTCTTTTTCTTTGTTAGATTTATCTCCTTCAAAACTTTCCATAATCTTATTGTAATCACTGACTATCTGATTCAGAGTTGTTTTATTTTTCTTCATAATGATGTTGTTTGGTTGTTCAAAAATAATCAATCTTCAATTTAAACGAAGATAATCTTACAAAAGATTGATGATAAACTGATAATTTGTCATCAATCTAAATTGTTGGCCGAGGGGAATCGGACCCCTCCCTTGGCGAACCATCGCAGGCCATATTGATTTTTCCTTGATTTCACAGGCTGCTGGAATGATAAATCGAAACCATGTTCTCCACCCGATTTGGTCGCTACTTCTATTATTTATATTTTCGCGGCAGCTTTAGCCGGGACTGCACCCGTTACAATATTCGTAATGTAGGACGTTGACGAAATTCAGTTAACCTCTGCATTCGTTTGGAGGTGGGGACTGCGCCCCTGTTTTGGTTTGTAAGGCCGTTAGTTTGGCGACTGGGACGGCCTTACTTTATTTCTTTATCCAGATCCAGCTGGAGACGGTGTACCTTTTCCCAGTTTTTGGAATCAACCGGGTTACTTCTGTCGAAGTAAGGGAACAGTGCTGAACAATACCTGTTAATGTAGCACAGCAGGCGATACTTTTCATTTCGTTCGTGTCTGCATTCCTCTTGTAGCTTGGATACTTTCTTCTGGATAGAGATGATTTCTTTTTCTAATTTACTTTGGGATTTGGTCTGTGAAGTGGGTACACTTTGTACCTTTACTTCAAATTTTTCAGTGGTGTTTGGCATTTGACAACTAAAAATTTGATTAATAATTTTTTGGACAAAAGAAGAAGCGGAGCCTCTCCAAATGTCGCCAAACACCCATAACCTCAAAGAATTATGTGTCAGAGAAACTCCGCTATATTGCGAATTTTTCGATATGTATAAACACAACATACCGAGGTTATAAATGTTTGGCACTGCAAACATGGCAAATTCCTCTGAATTAACCAAGATTTTCGACCAAATATTTTCTAAATTCCGCAACATTTTTCTTCAATTTATTATTAATCAATTACTTTTTGAGCCTACTATCCGGTTCGAACGGATGACCTTCGGAGTAC